CTCATATTATCGAACCCAGCGGATTCAAAGTCTTTTGGAGGCAGATTATTTTGTCTTTGGTTTGTTAAATCAGACTGAATAGAACCTCTTAATTTTTCTCTTTGATCTTTTTTGTCTTCTGCCATTTGAACTTTTGCATTAGCTGCTTGATTTTGCAGTTGAGCCAGTTGCATATTATATTGAAATTCTATTTCCATCAACTGTTGTTTCAATTGAGCTTCATGACGCATTTTTTCTATTTCAAATTGGTTTTTAGCTTGAGCTACTTGAATTTGAGTTTGAGATAATGCTTGTTGTTTTTGTACCTCTGACATTGCAGCTGATTCAGCTGTTTGAGCATTGGCTTGAGCTTGCGCTTGTATATTAGCTTGTTGATTAGCTTGGTCTTGTAATAATTTACGCTTACGCTTATATTTTAATGTTTGATTAGCTAATTTAATATTATTGATTTCTCTAATATCAATAGCATCTTCCAAATCTATACCGCCTGTTTGTAATGCGATTTGTATATTCTGTTCTAATTGTGCTTTTTCTTCTTCATCAGGCTCTAGTTCTAAATAGATGCCAAAATCATGAATATCTAAATTTTCCAATTCTTTTAAGGTTTCAACATTATATGATGAAATACTATTTTTTAAAGAATTAGCAGTAATTGGAAATTGTAATGCATCACCTACTCTTTTAGATATGTTCTCACATATTCTTAAAGTTAAAAATAAACTTCCGTCTAATATATGTTTAGTAGCTGTATTTGAAGAAGCAGCAGCCATTTTTTGTAGCCCTACTAAAGAATCTCTATTAGGCATACTACCATCTCTAGCTTCATTTAATCCGGTAACATCCCTAATCATTTGTAAATAATATTGGTATGCCGAGATTAATGATTGTATTTTAGCTCCACCTGCTGAGGTTTGTAATTCCTGAATAGGCACTTTACCTTGGTTCAATCCACCGTCCTGTGTCATTGATCTACCAACAATACTACCGGTTTGGAAATACATATTTAAAGCTTCCGCTGGGTTGTAGTTTGTTCCATTACCTAAATCAACTTCAGATAATCCATCAATGTCTACAAACACTCCATCTGGAACCATTCTAGATAAAACTTGTTGTAGTTTTAAATGCGTTAGTTGAATCATATCAGCAAATGATGTAATTCTACTAACTAACGATTCTATTCTACCTCGGTACATTCTAGGAGCGCATATTGCATAATTCATATCTACCTTGGTAGTATCTGCTAATGGACGAGTCATGTTTTCGCATAACTGCCACTTAAGCATTTTTTGATGCCCTAATATTTTTGCTCCAGAATATAATACCTCAATACTTCTAGATACAACATTAAAATTATCGCTTGGAGGGGGATTAAAGAAATCATCTTTTTGTAATGCTTTTTCTAAACCTTGCTCCGTTTGTTTTATTTTAAATACTTGATTTGAATATGTTTTATATTCAAAGTATAATACCTGTACTATATTACCATCTTGATAAGCTCCATTATAGTTTCTAGTATAACTTGTATTGCCTTGATACTTTTCTATTTCCTTTAAATCTTCTACATCTAAATCAGGAAATTCTTTTTTTAACTCTTGCAAACTTATTGACTTAACTTCACCTACATAATATATATCTGCAAAGTTCGGATCTTCTGTATATGAATAAACTAAATTTACAGGATCTACGTAATCAATAACGATACCATTAGATTTATTGAAACTTGTTTTTGCACAAGCAATTCCAAGCACTGTTAAATCATAATTTAATCTTTTATTAATTAAGTCATATTTATTATTGTCTAAGAAATTGCTAATTAGTTCTTCCTCCGCTATTTCAACTGCTTGCTTATAAGACAATTGCATGTGTAATGCCAATTGCTCATCGTTCTCAGGTAAAGTATCTGGGTTTGCGGATTGATATAAATCAGCTCCTAAAGTATCTTTTAATTTAGCAAGTAATTCTTTAGCTTGCATATCATTGGTAAGAGCTTGGGTATATCTTGTTTTTTGAGCAACAGAATATGGATCTTGTGCAACAGCTTTTACTTCATAATTTCTACTTGATATTCCATTAACAACAATGTCTACAAACTTAGGTACTACCGGAACTGGTTTCCAGTCTATATTAAGATAAGATAAATCTCCATTAATAGCTAATTCGTCTTTATATTTCTGTACACTTTGCTCTCCTCTGGCATATAACCTTAAATTGTGGTATCTTTGCCAATTGTTATTCCATCGACCATTAGTTCCACCTGCTCCAGTACTTCCATTAAACCATTCGTATTCTATAGCCTGACCAACTAGTGTGCCATATTCTAGACTTTGCTTTTCTTCATCCGGTACTACCTGACTTGGGAAAGAGCTATTGCTATTGGTATAAATCATTTATTATATTATTTTGGAGTTATCCCCGTTGTTATTATATCTTTTAAATCCTAAACCAAATTTAGGTTTTTCATAAGGCGTAGTAGGTACATATAAATGTTTATTACAAGCCATTATTGCTAAACCTGAACTAATAGAAGCGTCATGCTTTGTTCTATTATTTATATTAAATCTTGCCCAATCTTCTAATGTTCTTTGAAAATACATATTGCCATACTGTTCGTCATTGTATCCTACATTATTTTCAATATATGTTTCAATAGCTGAAGCGTGAGCTTGCATTATATCTTGAGAGGAGTTTGGTATGCCCCCAATTTCTTTTTCTGCTGGCGACAACTTATTCCATACCTTATCAGGTCTGTTTATTGAAAACCCTCTGTAACCTCTTCGCTTTAAATAATAAAGCAATCTAGGTTTATTATTCTCGGCTAATATAGGCATTCCGTAAAATACAATCGCCATAAGTACATCTTCAAAAAACATCTCAGCCGTTTGAGGTCTTGCAATATATTCTAAAAAGAAATGATTAGGAGGAACATCTTCCATTGTAAACTTTGTCAACCCGTGAAGTGCTCCGTTAGACCCTCTAGCAGCATCTACTGTTCCGGATATATCATAACTATCACACCCAAATGCACCACAATGTTCATTACCTGGATATTTAAGTCCATTCTTTATAATTACACGATTTTGAAGATGTTTAGGTGGTATCCAAGAAATTAAAAATCTTCCATCCTTATTTGGATAAAATATTACTTGGGAATCTTGTATACCGTTTTCCCATTGAAAGCTTCCTCTAGTTAAAACATTTGAGTTTTTAAGGTCATCGTTATAATCTATTTGCTCATATATTTTTGTAAGATTAAACAAAGATTGCTTTGCTTCATCTCTAAATGCATGTTGTTCTGTTCTTGGGAACTGACGGTAGTATTCATTTAAACCGTCCTGGTCATTTTTCAAACCATCTACTTCATTTTGCCAATGTTCAATAACACCATATTCAATCCAGTTTCCATCTACACCTTTTACCGGGGTTTTTGGAGTGTCGAAGACAGGTATGCCATAAGTATCAATGAATCCCTCGTACGACCATTCCATAGGTATGAACAAACTATATAATCCTGAGCTAGTCTGTCCATTCCTGTTTCTTTTTGTAACGTCGGAATCATAATATAATTTTTTAAAATTGTCTCCTCCTTTATCTAAAGCATTTGATGTTGATCCCATCATGCACTTACCAATAATCCTACTACCTAATCTTAAGCATGTTTTCGTAACACGCCAATTGTTTAATATATTATCTGGTTTCAACCATTTACCACTTTCATCATGTACGAGTAATTTTAATTTCTCCCCATCATAAGAGTTGTCTCCGGTGTTTTTCCAGTCGATAGTAGTGTCTAATCCTTCTAACTCTACTGCTTTTTCGTTATTATCTAACTTTCTTCTTGTAAATTTAGACGCTGGTATACGATAAGCTAATTCTGTTTTTGGACGGTCCATACCGTCTTGTATTGGTTTAAAAAAGAAAGGATAATTAATAGAAATTGGAACAACCTTATCGGTAAACATAGTCTTAGCATCTTGCCCTGACTTTGATAATATACCAAATCTTGAGTCACTTGATATAGTTGCTTGGTTTACTAATTCTGCTGAGGACATAAAAGAAAACCCGGAACGTCTGTTTTTTAAATAGCACATTCCGTAACATCTCATGTCTGCTTTACAAGCTTCCCAAAATATAAAAAATAATCTATTTGATTCTCTAAAATCTGGAGCTCCGACATCTATCTTGCTCCATTGCAGATACATGTAGTGAGTACCTGTTATGTAAGTTGGCTTTCCATTATTATTGAAGTATATACCCTCATCTCTATACTTAAATTCAGCGTCTACATAATCGTACCACTGTTCTTTAAAATGATCTGGATATTTATTCCAATCGAATACATTCTTTATTTTATCTAGTTCTTTTGGATACTCTATCTTTTCCCAATATTGTTCTTCTTTTTTATTAGATCTAGAGTATACTTTTTCTATTTCAGGTAATGCTATTTTTAAATTTTGGATTTCAACAATTTCACCAATCTTTCCACTCTTACTAATAACAACCATATCATGGTCTTTATTATACCCATATGCCCATTTTTTATTACGATTGTGTTGCTTTAAAACGCTAGGTTTAATATAGTTGGATACAATCCTAAATAAGTTTTGTTCGTACATTATTTAGACCTCCCTTCTGCAAAACCTTTAAATACTTTTTGAGTATTATCCTTTGCTGCTTCTTCTTCGTTTAATATTTTTTCTTCTAACTCAATTCTAGTAAGTATTTCAAAAGCATCAAATATTGCAAGCTTTTTAGTAGCCGCTGCATTCTTCAATTTGTCTGCCGCTAAGTCTTCTTCGCCATTATCTAAAATAGCTTCCTCAGCTACTTTGATTAACTCCAATACCGCTTTGTGTCCAGCTTTTATGATATTATTTTTTGTTTCTTTAATATCCATTTTATTTAATATAATATAATTTTTTTATAGTATTCTTATGGACTCCAAAAGCTAATGCCGCTTGTCTTAAAGATAGATATTCAATT